ATGAGTTTTTTAACATACCAATTATTAGGTGTCCGATTATGGATCTGGTTATATATGCTTTTTGGCCTGGGTTTTGTTGCTGGAGTATTCATATATTTCTACAGAGAAGCAATCAGAGCAAAATATTATAAGATCAGATGGCCTGAGAAAACAATTAAGATTGTAATACATTATCATGCCAATGTTTATAAGAATTTCTGGAGAATCATTCCTTTGAATCATGTTTTCAGTATTGGATCACAGGGTTATTTTTTTGATCCTAAGACAATGAATAAAAGGCCTGACATTTTCGCTAAACAGAACAAATTTCTTGAAGTTGAAATTGACAACATAAAATATAAACTAGATAGTAATTATTATGTTGAAAGAAAAAACGCAAGATTCCCCGAAATACATTATTTGTTCAATAATCCAAACCCATTAAGTTTTGATCCGGTTGTTATAGCAGAAAATTCTAAGAAAGCTAAAAAAGAATACACAAAAGAAGAAATCCAGAAAGGATTAGATAGGCAATCCCCTAGTTTAACAAGTAAGGAATTGAAAGAATTTGAGGATCGAGATATGTTTGGGAAATTGTTACAATTGAAAGAACAGAAAGGCATAATTATTCTAGTTATGATATTATGTTTAATTAATCTTTTGATCTCATTGGCAATTGCTTCTAAGGTATTCGATTTAATAAAATCTAAAGGAGGTTAGTTACTATGTTAATACAAGATTTCAAGAAAATGAAAAGGTTAATTACCCGTATGATCCCTAGGATCCCTGACGAGCAATTAATTCAGATCGAGAAAGAATTAGTTTCTTTGAAAGATTCAATTGACACAGAAACAGCAAGACGGTTATATAATGATACACATTCCGGGGGAGTAGCTTAATGAAACAGAAAATTCTAGCTCCTATGAAACCAGTGCAAACACCCGACGAGATAACATCACAATTTCAACAAATGAATAATAAGAATGAAGTTGCAGAAGTTTTAAAAGAGTTGTTCATGGAAAGCAAGATCCATTTAATAACTGAATTATCAAAAGATGAAATACGGCTTATGACAAGAATTTATATGATTGCTGAATTAAAGGATCTTGACACTTGGAGATTGGGTTTAGTGATGTTCTGTAAGTTAATGTTAAGTCATAAGAGAAATAGCAGAAAAGAAGTTCTAGACGCTATAGGCCGTTATATGGCTGGAGGACAAATACAACAACAACGGGGAGGAATATTCAGCAATTTATTAGGAGGTAGGAGATAATGACAAGCACAAAAAAAGTATTGAAAGAAGCTAGTAACATAGTAAAAGATTTCAAAAAAGAAGTTGAAAGGGTTGATGGGGATTATAAAGTTATTACTGCTATAGATCGGTTAATAGTTACACAATTTGAGAAATTCCCAATAAACAAATTAGAAGATATCAGATACAATCTTAACAAGATAATAAAAAAGAAAAAAGAATACAAACGGATCAATGAGAAAGAATGAGAAAACTCTTGTTAATATTTGCTTTCATAGGTTGGGTAACAGCTATAAAATATTATCCTAAATTAATTTTATTATCCTCTACTATGTACATGATCCTTATTTTTTTCATTGTTGCACAAGATGAAATTATGAAAAATGATACACTTAATAATGAAAAATGATACACTTAATAGTAGGTCGTCAGGGTTCAGGGAAAACTTTATTCTTAGTCGAGAGAGCATTCGAAGGTTACAAGAAAGGATTGCCTGTTTATAGTAATGTTGCTCTGAATTTCCCTTATATTCCTTTGGATTATAATGATATTGTAGAATGTAGGTTAAAGAATGGAATTGTTATCATAGACGAGATACATCTATTGTTACCTTCTAGGAATTCAACTTCAAAACGGAATAGGGAAATATGCGACGGGTTTTTAAGCATGGTTAGGAAAAAGAAACTTGAAGTTTATGGGAGTACACAAACCACTAGAAAAGTTGATATAAGATTCAGAGAGGAGAGGGATTTTCTATATATTTGCACGAAATATTATCAATCTGAAGGAATTTTCAAAATAGCATTAACCAATTATGATTATCCTAGACAAATCCCTATAATGATTAAATTAGATGTATTAGAGGAGTTTTCAGGGAACACTTTAACTTTTTCTTTTATTGGAAATTCCTTATTTGATCTTTTTGATTCAACTCAAGTAATACAAGTGAGAAATTTAGAGATAGACAAGAAGGAGGTTAAAACATGAACATAACTAATTTAACATACAATTTAACATATTCCCAGGGAGGGAAAATAATCATAAACGATATTATTAAAGATGTTTGCAACAATTACAACAGCTACATAAGAACTCTTGGGATAATTATTATTTGTTTTTACATCTTAGTAACTCTAGGGGGTTGGTGGTTCTGGAACAAAGGATATAAACTGCTACCTTCCTCTAAAACGTTTGTTGGGGATCTTACAGATATCAATCTCAGGATCAAGCTTGATTACATGTTCAGAAGTTTAGCTTTAAAGTGGGCTGTTGGTTATATTGTTGTAGTATTATGGTTAAGTTGGGGGTTTTGACAATGAGAGAGATAGAAGAACAAACAATCGAGAGGAATAACAAGATCCTTAAATTTATGGAATATGGAGAAGGAAAAATAAATCTTGTGATCTCTCATATAGAAAACTCACAATCCCGGCTCCATGATTTTTTAAGTCACTTACATGGGCTAGTTACTGCAATAAAGATTTTTGTTTATGTTATCTTGATCTTAATTTGCTTGTTTGGGATCACTGGTTTAATTAAGTGGATTTTTTAG